CCTATGTGTAAGAGCGAAAGCGTCTCGTTTTGCTTGCAATCTTTTTGGGTTGTTTAGATACTTGTTTACCTGCTCTAATTGCTCTGCGTTTAAGAGCCGAAGTCTTGGAGTATTCACTGGAAGATAAAGCCTTAATTGCTTTCTCAGGTAGATAACGTTCGCCAGTTGCCTTACTCCCTTGTGTACTAGGTTTACCTGATTTCGTTCTCCATTTTTGTTTTGTCCATGCACGAAGCGACCTCTGTGATTTCTTTAACGCCATTTATTATTAATCCACTTAATAGTTGCATAAGCACCTAAACCTAAAAAAATATAACTGATCCCATCAAACCAAGACATCTCATGCAAAACTGTAACTAGGTCTGCTGTTATCCAATCCATCAGGAAGTGTATCCTCCGCCTTTGGCTTTGTATTGTTTAGCAAGCATCTGTGCTTTTCGTGCAGACCATTGACCGGGTCTTCCACCCTTACCACTACGTTTAATTCTATTAAAGATAGCTTTACGCATAGATGGTTTGGTGTAGTTGCCTGCCTCGTTGACTGCCATTAATTAAATTCCCTAGGATCAAAACCTAAGTCTTTAATCATTTCTTCCATTTCTTTTCTTTTTTGAGCATCAGTCATAGAATCAAATTCCATTCCTCTTTGATTCACATAGTCTTTTAACTCTCTGCTATTTAGATCAGCCATTTTTTTTACAGCAGTTTTAGACTTTAAAAGGCTTTTCTTTTTTGGTTTGGTTTTTGGTATAGCCATAACAATCTCCTTACTTTTTCTTTGCCATAATTTTTTTCTTTAAAGACATAGGAAGTTTCTTTTGACCTGCAGTTAACATAGTTTTCTTTGCAGGTGGTCTTCCTTTAGTCTTTCCATATGTTCCTTTACCCATTGGCATTATGCTTTCTCCTTTTTAGATTTATTTCTTTTAGATATTGCCCTAGCCTTTGCTCTTGCATCACTAGAACTTGATGCACCCCACGCTCTGAGGGATAATAACTTCCTTGTAGGTTTACCTTTGGAATCTCTATCAGGACCTTTATTGCCTGCCATCCTTGCTAAGAAAGATGCACGCCTTGGATTGTCTCCACTTTTTACGGGTGCTTTTAATGTACCACCTTTATATGAAGCACGACCCTTTGCGTTTAATCCACCCTTGGGATTCTTTCCCTCTTTGCGTGTCCATGCAGGAGAACTCATTACATTAAACCCTCAGGTCTTGAAGTTGGTTGCTCCACATTAGGAGTATCAAGAGTAGATGCTTGAGCAGGCGGAAATATAAAACTCATAAACTGATCAAACATTCCTTTTCTTTCTTCCGTAAAAGGTAAGTTAGGGAATTTATAATCGTCTGCATTAGCTAATTCTAAATCAGGTCTTGGCTCTGGTAACATCAATTCCTCAACCTTATCTTCTGCAGGAACAGTAAAGTCCACCAACAAAGTGTTCTTACCATCACCTTTATCTGGCATTAAGTACTCAGCTATCGATCTTGAGATTGGGTATTCACTACCTTGCTTAATAGATTCAACACCACCACCTAACACTTGTAAAAAACTATTATCAATGTCAACGCCCTGCTCTTCTAAGAAGCTTGCCATACCCGGCATGTTCTCTTGAAAGTAGTTGGCGTTGTTTGCAAAGTCATACTTATCAGTAATGCGATAGCCACCGCCATCCATCCTATCAACCTTAAATGTTCCTAAGATCATCTTTACATCAGTCGCAGGACCATCATACTTCTCATCCTTAAAATAACTTTCAAGGTTGTATAATTTATTTATCATGGAGTAGTTTACTTGATTGTTTCTTAAGCCTTGAACAATCTCTGGATCGTTGGCGTTCTCTTTTAATCGCTGTGCAGTAACACCATCATCCTTATAATAATGATCCAATACACCACGTAAGAAACCCTTTAACTCTGGAGAGACATCATCATCACCAAAGTTATCCTTATCCATAAACTCAGGAACTAAACTATTAAATACAGCTTTTAAATATACGCTTTGATATTCCTTTAACATCCCAACAATATGTGATGCTTTTTAAATTACCTCAACGCACAAACGATTAGTCTGAGCCTTATAACCTCAAAAAATAAAATCAGTAAAACTATTGGCAGAATAATGCAGAATAACCAAACATTGATTTCTTCATAAGTTATACCAATCATATTCGCTACATTGATTAGTAATATCACACACCAATCAAATGCATAGTCTATCCACGCAATACCAGAATTAGCCATCTCTCTCTCCTTGTTAGATACTGCAATAATGCAAAAGCTTTGTGGCAGAATTATGTTTGTATGGGAGATTGTCCACGTTGCCGTATCACGGTTTTTTACCCCCCACCCTAACTCAAGTCAATTTGCACGCTTAGATCGCCACTGTGTAAATGCATGTGCTTGTCTGGGGCTTTGAAGCCTGCTCGGTCTAGTATGTCCTTGCTCGCTTCTAGTTTCACGTACTCAGACTTAGCCCCACTTGCAAGCTTCATCACAGTTGCTAGTGCGGTCGTAGCGTTTAATCCTACAGTCTCGTGTATACGAGTCATCATATATTGCTGAACGTGAGGTAGTCTCAAAGCCTTGCTAGCCGTTACTCTGCCACTCTCACCATCTGCATATCCTGCCGATTGGCTCGCTTCTTTTATCGTACAACCTGATGCTACGAGTGTATCAACTAGCAACATTTGTTTCTTGGTTATCTTTCTTTCCTGAGGTAGCATAAACCCCCCTTTCTTTCCCCCCTTTTCTCGCCCGAAATATGGAGACTGTCAACGCACAAATGGTCAGTTAGTTCGTGCATAAGCAGGAGCGTTGCACCACCCACAAAGCAAAGCAAGTCATCCTAGACTTGCTTTACAAGATTCCCAAAAATGTTAGGAGCGTTGAACCCCCAACAGTTCAAAAGCGACTTTCATTTTTGCCCCGCAAATACAAGAAAACAGTTAGAAATAATGACAAGCTGAACAATAAAGAAACAACATAAATATGATAAAAAAAGCACAAAAAGATAAAATAATAGTTGCATTGATACTGCAATAGTGCATAATGAATATAGTGATTGTTTCACTACCACAACTTTAAATATTAACTACGATAGGAAAACAAAGTTATGAAAAACAAACAACCTAAAGACCGTTATCAAATCTTAACAAATCAAGTTATTGAATTAATGCAGGAGCATGGAGCAGGTTGGACAAAACCTTGGCAAGGCTCAGCAATGTCAGGACATAAGAACAAATTCAGTAATAAATTATATCAAGGTACTAATGTTTTTTGTACTGCTATTTCAGCTTATGCAAAAGGCTTTTCTTGCAATGAATGGGGAACGTATAAACAATGGCAGGATGCAGGCTATCAAGTAAAAAAAGGAAGTAAAGGAACAGATATAGTTTACTTTGATAAGCTGAAGATTGAAGACAAGACAACAAACAAAGATAAGTTTATCCCAATGATAAAAGGTTTTAGCGTTTTTAATGCTGAGCAAGTAGATGGTTATGAAGTGCCAAACACAGAAGAAAAACCTGCAACATTCAACCACATAAAAGCTGAAACATTAGTTAACAACTCACAAGCAATTGTTAAACATGGAGGAGACAAAGCGTTTTATTCTCCAAAGCTTGACTTTATACAAATGCCAAACAAAGAAGACTTTAAAGGAACAGAAACAACAAACGCCAAACAAGCTTACTATTCAACATTAATGCATGAGTTAAGTCATTGGTCAGGACATGAAAAAAGACTAAATAGAAAGTTAATAAGTAGGTTTGGTTCTAATGCATACGCCTTTGAAGAATTAGTTGCAGAAACTTCCGCTTCTTTTTTATGTGCAATATTAAAAGTAAATAACAAACCATCCATAGATAATGCAAAGTATCTTAATTCATGGCTTGAGATTTTAAAGCAAGATAAAAAAGCAATGATGAAAGCTTTTAGTTTAGCACAAAAAGCAACAGATTATTTACTATATTATACTAATCAGATGCAGGAGGTAGCGTAAATGAATACTTCCATCATAGATTTATACGCCCGAGCAATCGCTCGGGAATGCCCCGAGCCAACTAATGCTCAATCGATAGCTGAGTTAGTGCATACATTACGACCAGATATTGACAAGGAATTCTTATTAAATGCAGTTAATAAACATTGGGCGGAGTGTTGGGAAGTTTCAATGTTAGAACATTATGGAGTTAATTAAATGGCAAATTATCAAAACAATATATTAATTGAGGTTGAACAATTTATAGGAGAACAACTTCAAGACTACACAAACGATCAAGTTATTAAAAAAGTAGTTGATAAGTTTGGTATATCATTCAAAGAATATGCAGAAGAATTGTTAGCAGAATTTCAAAATGAAATATCATTACATAGATCACAAGATTATCAGGAGGTAAGCTGATGAGTAAAACAACAGAATTAATTGTAGAACTTTATTGGGAATACGACCGCATGTCTTCAGATGGTCAACAAACTTTAGATAATTTAGCAAAACATCATGGAGTATTAACAGAAGATGAAGTTAAACAACTAACAAAACATAAAGAGGTCAGCTAATGAAAACATTTATAGTTAAAACTTCTTCAATATTAGTTGAGGAATTTACGATAGAAGCTAATTCAGATGATGAAGCTAGAGATAAATGGTGTTGTGGAGAATATTTAGATGTAACACAAATAGAACAAATGAGTAGTCAAATAGAAAATACTTGGGAGAAAAGCTAATGAAAGTTAATTCTTGGACAATTCAAGTTTATGAGCCTGAGGATGGAAGTTATACAGATCATTATACATTCCCAATGATGGACATGTTACCAATAGATAAAAACAATAATCTTTTTAAAGGTTGTTTAGGATTGTTACAAGCTAAAGCTATGATGCATGATCTGCGTAAATTCTATTTAGATTATGGGCATACAATTAAACAATTCAATCATCAATATAGATTAAAACAAACTTACAATAACTTAGTAGATCAAGCATATGAAAAAGGTTTTAGCTATAGTTATAGTCATACATTAATACCAAAAGAGAAAGTATAATTAATGTGCTTTAAAAATATACAAGGTATTATTAATGCAGACATTAAAGATGGTATGGCAAAATTAGTTTTACTTGTTCTTAATCATCACGCAGACAAAGAAAAATTAATTTGCTATCCATCATTAGATACAATAGCCAAAGAAACAAACCTATCAAAGAGTACAGTAATTAGAAAGATAGATTACTTATGCAAGAATAAATTCATTGATAGGAAACAACGTTCAAACAAAGTTAATATATATAAGATCAAAGACTATCGTGAGTGTCAGAGAGACACCTCGGTAGTATCAGAGAGACACCTTGGGAGAGTCAGAGAGACACCCGAACCTACCATTAACAAACCAATAACATATAGTAAGGAACAATCAGATGGAATTAATAACCCTCAACAATGGTCAACGATCCAAGGCACTAGAAAGATTAACAACTCAAACACCCAAAGATACAACGGACAAAATTCTTATCACGCTAAACTCAATAATATCTTACGAGGAAAAGCTAAATAAAGATTACTCATTACATTCTTATAAATTAGTAGGCGATAATTCAGATGATAAAATTGAGGAAGCAAATAGAATAATAAGCTTGGCAATGGTTACTCTTCCTTTAGATCAAATGCATCAAGCATTACATAAATGTACTTTAGTTATGGTCAAGCCATCACAAGAAACGCCCGCTGATGTAGCCTTAAGAATACGAGCAATCGCAGATGGACTAAGTGATTTTCCTGCAGATATATTTCTTTATGCAGTAGATCACATAGCTAAAACTAAAACATGGTTTCCGAGCCTAGCAGAATATAGAATGGCGGGCGAGTTTCATTTTAAAAAGCGTAAAATGTTGTACGAAATGATGCAAAATAACACAAAAACTACAAATTTAATTGACTTTTCATTTGCAAAAGTGCAGTATAAATAAATAGATAGGAGATATTTTATGACACAACCACAACAAAAATCACAATACACTATAGGCAAAAATTATT